ATCTGAAGAACTCCTCAAAGCTCTCCCAGTCGATCAGTGAGTCATCGACCGGACTCGGATTGACCTTCCGGTCCGTGAGAAGATACAGAATCGCACTGGCAGGGTTCCTCGCATCACCAACCGTCCAATGGGCCGATCCGGTTCCCTCTCCATCCCATGTGCGAGCCTGAAGCGTACATACGGCATTTATGTCATCAATCACACCGTTGAGCTGATCAGTGGCCTTGAGCTTGACGGAGAGCAGTCTGTAGTCGTCCGGGGAAGCAACCGGCTTCACATCATCTGTGGCCATGTTCTTTGTGAAGCTTTTGATGCAGTCAAGGTAGATAGTATCGCAACTTGTGGAGCTTTCACTTTGCGCATCCGTTCTGGTGACCCTGACCTCGTAGCGGCCGTCTGAAGAACCGGAAGGGGCGATGGTGAGCATCTCCCTGTACTTGTCCGAATTCAGAGTCACAGTCTTCTCATAGGCAGTCACCCATTGCCCGTCAGGAACCCTCCACTCGATCCTGTAGGACACTGACTCTGTGGTTCTGTCCTCGTTGTCATAGCGGTATATGCCGTTCGGAGCCATGATGCCCACCTGTATCAGGTAACATCCGGAACTTGTGGATCGTATTATAGGCGTTGCGGTCCCGCTGTTCTTCAGTTCAAGACAGTATCCGGCCTCAATCACCCTGGACGGATAGATTGTGCCAAGCCCCTGACAGACCTCGTAATCCGTATAGTTGCTGACAAGCGACTCCCCGATCTTCAGCGTCCCCATGTCAATTGATACGTTGTTGTAGCCGAAGCAGAACAATTGATGGAAATACTGGTCATTTCCGCTGTAAGTTGAGAACGGAAGTGCGGCGACATCAGGGTATACCCGATGCCTCCCGAGGAGAATCGGAAGGCGCTCCCCTTTCCTGGCACTGTTTGTGCTACCGCGCAATGACGGATTCGTCTGGATCTTCCTGATGTCTGGAGGAGTCTTTATCGAGCTCAGGGCGACAATGCCCACAGCAAGACTCGCTATGCCGATTGCAACCCCCACGATGGTCAATACAGTGGCAAGTTCTCCGGGGACGATTCTGACCACGACAAGCATATCCTCATCGAGGATCTCATCCTGATCAAGGATCCTTCCATTCTGCAGAACCTGGGCATCCTGGATCTGCAGAAGATCCTTCAGCTCCCCTGCAGTGTATTCGCCTTCAAGCCCGAACTCAGCACACTTTCCATTGAACACATCTTCAACGACCCTTACACGCATGAATAATACCCTCTGACCATTCCCTTGATCTGTTTTTCCCTTTGCATGACCACCCCGTTGTGTGTCATGTGGATGACAAAACCTTCAAGATAAATACCGACATGGAGATGGTGTCTCCGCTCCACAATCTTGACCAGACACCAGTCCTCCGGTTCATGCAAGGCTCTGAAGCAGTCCGCATACCTCATGCCTTCAACCTCGTTCACACCGTCAAACGATGGAAGGACCACGCCCCTTTCCTCCTTCAGCACAAGACGGACGAAGCCCCAGCAGTCACAGCCCTCCTCCGTCCTGCCCATGTATTTGTATGGAACATGGAACCATCTGTTGCAGATCATCCGTACAGTCCCGGGAAAGAAGTCGCCGTATACCTGGTTCCGGATGCATTGGCATCAAGCGGCATCATCCTTGACAGCGACAGAGTCGCCTGTCCTGAAGCGGAAGCCTTCCGGAAACCGGTGACGCTGTATCTGTATGGCCCATCCATGACCACATTAGGCTCATCCGCACGAATCAGGCAGATGGAAAGGATGGCACATCCGCTCTCAATTGACTGGAAGAACCTTGCGAGGACTCTGTCCACATCGTCAATGGAGATGGAGGCCGCAGCATCCTCAGAATGCGGAGCCGGTGGTGTGAAGTCAAAGCCTCTAGGCTCATATGGGAAACCGCCGAAAACTATCTTCCGGTTGTTGTCAGCGAACCTGAGAGGCTCACCCATCCTGTCGTGCTCTATCTTCAGGATGTTGCAGAAGACCTTGCTGCAGTTCTGATCATATATGGCCTTCCTCGTCTCCTGGGTTATCGTCATGGCATGACCTCCAGAACAATGGTCATCTGATAGGATCTGCCGTCGCTGCTCTGGGTGTAGCTGTACTGCTCGGCGAATCGTACCTCAATCCAGTCATCCTTTCCTGTGATGTAGTCCGGATACAGGAAGCTCTTCACCCCGCACTGGAGAAAATCGTCCCAGAACTCCATGAAGGTCTCAAGCTCACTCTGTGTGAAAACACAGCGACCCGTGTATGTGCTTGTCTGGGCAGTCGTCAGAAGCCTCCGCTTGGAAGGCCCCCTCTCAGGAGTGGAGACAAGCCAGTTGCTCTTTGGCTTTGCGCTCCAGCCGATGTCAAACAGCGGGAGTATTGCCGGATACCTATCTAACATTTCTTCCTACCTTCCTTATGCCGAATCTGTTGCCGAGGGCAGAGTCATACCGTCCGGACGAGATACCCTCCTCCACAGCCTTGCCTATCATGATTGTGAGAGTCTGGCCATCTTCAGCCTCACGGACAGAGACATTCTCAGAGGAATAGTTCTCTATATTCACTTGCACCTGCACCTGACCGAAGACAGCATCTCCTCGCCTGACGCTCTCAGCCATCGGCGCAGGAATGATGGTCTCACCCTGATGAATCATGGCCAGCATGTCCTCAGGCACATAGTTGACACCGACATCAAAACTCGGGAGAGCCTCTGACCTGATGGCTGCTATCTGCATTGCACCTGTGGTTGCGGCCATCGCTGACAGCCCCACACCTGCCCATCCACCCGGATCTGCGAGGTATTTCACAACTGCGGAGAGCATGTCCAGTGTCGTCGTGAAGATCCGGAGATTGCGTTCCCGCTCAGCCTGTTCGCGTTGCAGTTTCGCCTTCTCCGCATCCGCTTCCTGTTCAATCTGAAGACGCTGGATGGCCTGCTGCCTCTCTCTGGCCAGTTCCATGTCACCGGCCTTCACGGCCTCATCATATTCGGCCTGCAGCTTTTCAAGCTCTGATTTCTCGGCTATCCCAAGCGCCTCAAGACGTGCCTGGGTCTGACGGTCAATCTCAGCTATGGCATTGTCAGTCATGACGCTGTACAGATTCACATATGCGGATCCGAAGTCCGTTGCAAGTCCCTTGAGCTCGGAGAAGAAGCTCTTCCATTTGGCTTTCTCTTCATCCCTGGCCTTTTCTGCAGCATCTGCAATGGCCCTGCTGCTCTGGTCCTCAAGTTCCCTGCGTTTGCCGGAGTAGTACTTTAGAAGATTGGTCTTGTCCTGCTCGGAGGCCTCATTGGCATCAATCTTCACCTGAAGGGCATCCAGCTCACGCTGCATCTCCTCTTCGACGAGTGTGATCCTGTCAGCATATGCCCCTGCGATATCTCCTGATGCCTGCTTCTCGGCGGCGGCACTCTCACGTGCAGCTGCAGCCTGCTGCAGGAGTTTGTCACTCCAAGCCTTGGCATTTGATTCCCGGATCTTTGCCAGATCCTCCTCTGACTTCTTCTGATTGTCTGCAGCGTCATTGGAGATCTCAAGACATCTGCTCCGGTATTCCTGTTCAGCCTGAAGACTCTCCTGCCTGTGCCTTTCGTTCATGGCGGAAAGGGCGGAAAGCCCTTCATCTGTTGCAGTGATCCGCTCCGCAAGCGTCTTTGCATCAAGCTGCGTGACGTCCTCTTCCGCCTTGACAAGACCCATCTTGGATGCGAGCTCCTCAAGATCCTGCCTTATCTGAGCCTTATGTCTCTCCTGGTTGAATTCATATTCGGCTTCCAGAGCCTGCAACCTGATTGCTGCGGCCTCGGCATATCTGCCGGACTCATCCATTGTTGAGGCGAGGCTCTCCTTTGTGGCATTGGCCATGTCGAGCTCTATCCGCTTCGCCTGCAGCCTGTCATCCCTGGCTTGGCTGTTCAGTGAGGACACAAGGTCCATGTGCCGTCTGAGCTCCTGCTCCTGGCGTTCGTTGGAGCCCCTGATCGCAGCCTCGACCTGCTTCTGCACCGACTCGGCCTCGGAGGCGTAATAGGCGTTCACTGCATCGTATTCGGCCTTGAAATCCTCATTGGAACCAAGGAAGGACTGGAGTATCTCATCCGTGAGGTCCGCTTCCTTCTCCACTATTCCGGAAGTGACCGCAAGGTTCCGGATCTCCTGCTGCCTTTCGTCCTCGAGCATCTGCTTGCGGATGTCCGCAGCCTTCTGGTATTCACCCTGCTCTTCAAGAAGATCCGCAATCTGGGCCCGGCGCTGGTCACGCCACTGGCGGGACACTGTGATAACAGCCTCAAGTGCGTCACCTTGCTTGCCAATTGAGGAAACCTCTTCCTTCAACGCTTCGGCAACCCCAAGGATCTCTTCGGCAATATCAGGATAGAGAAGCTTTAAAGTCTCTGCAGAAACGGCACCGACATTCAAAGCCTGGGCAACAGACATTATCAGATTTGCTCTGGCAGCTTCATAGTTGGTCTCGTACTGTTGCAAATCGGTTAGAGTCTTGTATTCCTCTACCGCATGCTCTTTCATCTTCAGAAGAAATTCATCCTCGGGAATCTTCTTCGTCCACCAGAGAATGCCACTGACACCATCAGTAACGGCATCAACCAATGCATTGTATGCACCCTGCTCCTCCGATGTCAGCTCATTGACGCGTTTTTCATATTCCTCAAGCTTCTTCTCTGCCGCGTCATAACCGTTGTCTATCGCATAGATATATGCGTTGTATGCACCCTTTGAGAACTCCAGGGCTTCACTGTATTTCTCAAGTTCCTTTGTAGAATCGCTGTATGCGGTCATGGCATCATTCAGGGTTTTCTGAACATCCAATCTCGCCTGCTCCCGTCTGACCTCAAGCAACATGCGTTCATGGTCTGTCAAATCGCTGATATCACCTGACAAAGCTTTAGTCGCTGTTGAGTAGTCATTGCTGGCTTTCTTCAGTGCATCAGCAGACGACTTCAGATCATCAACAGACTCTCTGTTGCCGGAGACAAGCACAAGAAGTGCGCCCAGGGCACCGACAACCGCACCCACGGGGCCGCCGATTGTGACCATTGCGGCTCCGAACGCAAGAAGTGAGACGGTGAGCTTCTGAGTGCTGTCATCCCATGAATTGAACCAGTCAACCAGATCGATCACCGTACCAAGGACCTCGGTTGCAATCGGGAGCAGTGATTCACCCAACTCCGCCTTGGCATCCTCAAGTTTCTGGGTAAGCCCCT